CAATAACCGTGTTATTAATGTTGCCATCACTGATGTCTACCGTAGATGCGTTGTCAAACTTAGTAGAAATTGCAGTCGCAATGTTATCAAACTCTGTCCCAAACTCAGCGCCTTTGACAACTTTATTAGCGTTGCCAGAAGGTAAAGTATCCTTGGCAGCAAAATCCGTTGTTTTAGTGTAATCAGTCATGTGTTTACCCTATCTAATTAAATATCCTAGTACTGATGCTACAGTTGCAATACTAATCCAAAACACTCTTTCTCCTGCTCTAACAGAGTGAGAGTTAGTTAAGACTTCCTCTGTCAGCCTCTGAATGTCATCTTCTTGTTCGTCTAGACGCTTCTCGTGCCTGTCCATACGCTTGAACACAGACAATATCTGCTCTTCAACACGAGCTATCTGTGATACCGCTTCAGCTAACTTGTCTAACTTTTGCTCAATTCTGTCTAATCTGTGTTCTTCTAACATTACAACGTCTCTGCAAGTCTAAACAAGTCATCCATAGCCTCGTCGGTGAGGCCAATCTCAGAGGTCAGCGCGACCACTAGCGTCGATAACCGCTCCACCTCACTGCCATACTCCCACTGAATCTCTGCCGCTTCTCGCTCACCGTCAGGCAACGCCGCAATCGCGCTAGTAACATCAGCCAGCTTTCCTTCCCGTAACAGCGCCAATCTTGCCTGACGCATTGTCACCACCATGTCGGGCCTGTACTCATCAGGCGTTTCATCACGGCCTGTATATGTTTGCCACCACTCACCGTTGCGTTCTTCTATTGGGCCTTTCTCGACCACCTCTGCTTGCGGCCTTGGGTCTTGCTGTAAAACGTAAACAGCGTAATCATCCAAGACTGACGCAGGCGGGTCTTTTGGAAAGGACACATTTGGGTTGTCTTGTTTTAGCTGGCTCAGACTGTATGGAACAGGTGTGCCATTTTCTATTTTTACATAACTCATATCGTAAGTCCGAATGTTGAACAGTCCACTCTATCGCCAACTCCACCTATGGTGCCAACGCTGGTTCCGCTAGAAATGGTGTCGATCTTGTAAAAAATACAACTGTGGTTAGAGGCGTTAGTGGAGCCTTGCTCTATTGCCTCTGTCCACCCAGACGGCGCGGTGTAACTGCCGCCACCGGAGTGTTCATCAACAAAGCCAACTATCGCCAAATCGCAATTTACCGGAACATTAGGCGGGGTCATGGTTTGGCTATCATTTACGGTCTGCGTCGGAAAAGTACTGACGCCTCTAAAAAACGCGCACGCCATTGTGGGGTCTTGTGGTGTCCCGCCACTTTTACCTAGCACCACCGTACCGTCGGTAACTTCAGCGGCTGTCAGCGTTCCGTAATAAAGAAGAAATACAGGGTCGTTGTTTGTGGGAGAACTGCCTGACCCCCAGATAGCGTTGTCAGGGGCGTTGCCTCCTACTAGCGGGGCATAGTTACTGTTCCCTCTATTTCCTCCATTGACTAAAACATACATATCACCTGCGGCAACACCAGCAGGCATACTGAAGGTGTAGTCAGGCGCAGAAAAATCAACATCAGGACTGCTGTTGCCACCGACAGCACCAATAAACTCTATCCCGCCGGGGCTAACCTGTCGGAGTATGTGGCTTCTAAGCATTACGCCGCACCTACAAACGCGCCATAAAGCGTTCCGTTAACGTGCCATAGCTCAATGATGTTATAGCCAGAAGTTTCTAGTGTTGGAGCAGAGCCGCCGACCCATGTTATTGTAGGCCATGTAATTGTGTAAGCAGAGCCGTCGTCGATCATCAGCGTGACGTACTCGCCGTCTGCAAGTGACTCTGTAAACGTGGTGTTTGCGCTTAGTGTTTTGTATTGGATCGTGCCGTTAGACGGGTCAATAGCCGTGCCTGTTAAGCTGTACTGCTGTTCTTCAATAGAATTGGTAAAGGTAAACGCACCCCCTACTTCTGTACTGCCCCCCAAGGTGATTAGTGAGCTAGAAAAAGTGCCTGTGCGAATCGCTATTTGCCCCGAAACGCTAGTGGCATAAATAAGCGGGTCAACGGTGCCGCTCCAGTCAAGGGTAAAGTCGTCCAAGACGTACATATCAAGATTGCCAGAGCCTGCTCGAATTTCGTTTCCATTGACTTCTAAATTGCCGCCAAGTTGAGGCGTAGTGTCTTCAACGACATTTTGTAATGCGCTATCAGCAAGCGCCCCTTGAGCAGATGTTGCCAGCCCTGCCTCAGTAGCAGTTTGGTTAATAAACTCGCTAGATGTGCTGTCATAAGCAAGCACTTCATTATCTGCTGGCGTAGTAATAGTGACATCAGAAATGCCATTGATTGCCAAGCTAGTGAGGTAGCTAGATAAGTCAGGAGGTGTATAAGAAAATACACCTGTTGTATTGTTATAGCTAAGGGCCGCTGTGCCTACCGCATTGGTTGTGACAGACAGGGCCGTAAGCTGAATACCATCAGCACCGTCAGCACCGTCAGCGCCCGCAGGTCCAGTAGCACCTGTAGCACCAGTAGCACCAGTTGCGCCTGTGGCTCCGGTAGCGCCAGTAGCCCCTACAGGAATAGAAAAGTCAAATACAGCCGAACTAGACGTACCTGAGTTTGTTACTGTTGCAGAGCTTCCTTCTGTTCCTGTAGTGACTGTGCCTACAGAAATAGTAGCAGCGGCTCCATCAGCGCCGTCGGCTCCTGCAGCACCAGTAGAACCAGTAGCGCCTGTAGCCCCTACGGGAATACCAAAAGACATGGTATACGTGGTATCGTTATAAGATACTGTAGGCGATGCACCTTCTGACAAACCAGAGGCTGTAACTACAAGATTAGTATTAAAATTTATTGTTGCAGTTTCTGAGGCCGCAGCAGCAGCAGCACTTGCGGCAGCATTGGTTTCAGATGTTGCTGCGTTAGTTTCTGCAGTTTCTGCATTGGTTTCTGCAGTTTCTGCGTTTGTTTCTGCAGTTTCAGCAGCAGTCTCGCTTGCAGCAGCAGCAGAGGCACTAGCAGCAGCGGCAGTAGCTGATGCGGCAGCGTCCACAGCGTCCTGTGCTACCTGATTAGCTGTTGCGTTATTGCTGGTTTCAGCGCTCCCGCCGTCACCACGATAAATGGGCATAGACTACTCCTGAAACAACAGAAAAGGAAAGGGGGCCATTGCGACCCCCTGTGTAAAACTTAGGCGTCTGCGACAGCGAGGATGAATCCTGCTTCTGGACGATAAGTTTCAACGCCGTACAGAGTGTCAGACGTAAACAGAGTAGAGAGGTACTCTTGCTTGTACTGAGTCTGAGAACGTACAGCCATCTGCTCTGCAAGAACGATAGCGTCCTTGTGGAAGAACAAGCAACCGCGAGTATCGACAGTTGACGCAGTGTTGTCAGCCGCTGTCTCAATTACAGGACAGTTGCTAGATACGTAAACGTCAACACCATAGAGGTTACCGATGAGGCCTGACTCAACGCCACGACCACCTACGAAATCGCTAGATACGTAGCGGTCAATGCCCATGATCTGCTTACGAGCCGCAGGCGGGATAACCAGAACACGGTTGTCCATAGGTACGTCAGCGTCATCCATCAGCTTGATAAGACCACGGATGTGGTTGTCTTCAATCTGATCCGCAGCAGCAACCGTGTCAGCAGCGTAGAGCGCAATATCAGCGCCGTTGTCTGCGTAGTAGCTGTTGCTGTTTACCCAATCAGCAGTGGCAGGGGAAGCAGTACGAGTACCGTCACCGAAACCAGTAGCAACATTGATGAGGTCAGTGTCAACCTTCAGAGCCAGCTGATAGCCAGCGTCTTCAGTGTAAAACTGACGCATAGACGACAGAGCCTGAACTTCAGCAATGTCTTCAATCAAACGTGAGTACTCAAAGTGACGATCAACAGTGATGGTCAACTCTAGCTCAGTGTTTGCCTGAATGGTTACTGCGGTAGCTTCAGTTTTAGCAGATGCTGCACCACGGATGGGCTTGGGTACATGAATAACGTCACCCTTCTTGCCTGTCATTGACATACGCTTGACAAGCGGAGCCATCTTGAGGTTCTTTTGATAAGCAGCGATAATTTCATCCGACCAAATTTCGGGGATGAATACGGCAGACGAGGTTACGCCTGATACAGTGTTAGCGGCAATACCGCCGGGATATGTTCCAGTAGCCATGATAATTCTCCTTTAGGCTATTTGACACGACCCTCTGCGTATGCTTTTAGTATTTCGTCCGACATGGACTGATAACGCTCTGGGTCGGTCTTCATTAGTTTAATAATGTCAGCACGACGATAGATTTTTCTTCGTGACCCTTCGGCTGTTCCGCGAGCGTTGCCTGTATTAGCCGACCTAAGTGTATTCTTACGCGCTTGTTTTTCAACAGAGGCTGTCTGCTTGGCTACGTTGTTTCTCTCTTTCCAGAGGTCAAACAACTCGTTAGCAGAGTCATAATCGTACATTTGGTCAGCCTGAACAAACAAATGTGTTCTGACTTTAGACCCTTTGATCCACTCAGCAAACTTAGGGTCCCTCAGTATCTGCTCCATATCTGGATGCCTAGACTGAAGTTGCCCAAGAGCGGCTTGCTTGTGATTTTCAACAGCAGCAACTTCTGCTTGTCGAATCTTTGGGTGATTGTCAATAGCTCGGTTAACAGCGGTTTGAGGATCGACAAAGAAATCTACATCTTCTCCATCGTCTTTATATTGCTGTTGTTGAGGTGCTTGATGCGCGAGTTGTGTCTGAATGTAGCTATCAACAACTGAGCGTAGTTCACCAACTTCCGTACTCTGTTTGCCTGAAAACTTTTCAAGCTCTTGGTGCATCTGTACGAGGTCTTCGACAGACTTACCTTGGTACTTTTCTGGTAGTTCTGGTTGTTGAGGTTCTTCCTCTACAGGATTCTCAATACCGTCTTGCTCTAGCTCGTGTGTTGTGTCAAGTTCTTCTTGTTCAGGACGCTCGTCAATTAATTGTGCGCGTGACATATATAAACTTACCCCGCCTTAATAGGTTATGGAGAATAAAATAGGAGATGCCCTTTTAGGATTCCCGGTTAGATTGTCCAGCTTTCTCGTGTTCACGTACCCACTTCATGTGCCTGCCCGGAAAATCACCGGATGCACCCTCAAGTATGTGTTGAGTTGCTGATACAATTTTTGTAGCGTTAGCTCCACAACCGCACCTACTGGTTGTAGTACCGCCTTCTACAAATTCTTCAAATACGTGTCCGTTTGTACAACGAAAATCAAATACTTTAATCATCTTCGTTTTCAGTTAGTTCTTCGTAGCTGTTAGTAACGACAGGCTCTAAATTAAGTAAGTAGGCTAATATGTTTAGTTGTCCCTTACGAAAGAACATATCGTCACTATCTTTAGTAGCTTCGACATTGTTAATTTGTTGTGCATTATTACCAAAGTCATTAATTAACTGTTTCCAACCTTTCTGTCGAAAAAGACTAAAGTAATTGTCGTAATACTCTTGTGTTTCCTTGTCCAATGGAGGCCTCGCAGGTTGTCTCTATTAATAAGATGTACCTAAGTACACTGTATATTATATCATACTTTTTTGCGTTTGTCAAGCACTATTTGCGTTTTTTGGCAGTTTTTGCTGCTTTTTTAAAGGCAGAGGCCTTGGGCGCACCCTTAGCCCCCGGTTTACGCATCTTTTCGCCTGATCCAGCTTTGATACGCTTACGTTTAGCGTTGATGTTGGCGTATAGCCCGCTCACCGCGTTGTCCTTCGGCGTACAGGCTTCTTTTTAGCAGCTGTGGGGCCAGAAGGCTTTTTCTTACGGCGATTCGGCCCACCAGAAGGCATCTTGGGTCGTCCGGGTTTATTGTATGTTCCGGGTCCATATGGCATAACTATCTCCTTACCAGTTTTTGCAAGACCAGTATCTTGCGGTTAATTTACTAGGCTTGTTCGTGTCGCACTTGTGCCTAGCTCTAAATGATTTACGTCTTGCGGGTTGATCTTTCTTAATCTTCATCTTAGCGTCGCCAAATCGGATAGTCTTGGTCTTGTCGCCTTCTTTGGCTACCACCACGTACTTTTTAGTAGGATGACTAGGCGTTCTCTTCGGTTTGTTGTACCCGCTTACTCCTGCTCGCTTTAGCTTTGGGTCCTTCTCCTTGGGCATTAACCTTCTCCTCCAAATCCTTGACCTTGGCCTCCAGAGCCTCCAAGCGATCTAAGTGCATTTGAAACGCCTCGTTGATCTGCTTGAGGAGGTTGTTCATTTCGGTTTGTGTCATTAGCACGGTTTTGCGCTCCCATTCGTAGTTTATCGTCGTTGGCTTTCTCTTTAATTGCTAGATCAGCAATCTTGAGTCTTCGCTCAAACTCTTTATCGTCAGCGTCGCCTTCACGGAAGTTTCTAGTGATTGCTTCGATCTTATCAATCTCCAACTCTTGTGGAGCCAGTTGAGCCTCAATCTGGTACTTCTGCGCTCTGGCTTGAGACTCAGCCGCTTGTCCTGCCAGTGCTTGTGTTTGTGCTTGCTGAAGCTCCATCTGAACCTGTGCAGCTTGTTGTTGCATTTGCTGCTGTTCTGGATTAGGCTGACTAGCTTGCTGCATAGCCGCCAACAGGTCATCACGGTTACTGAGATTCATGTTTTCAATAATGCTCTGGATCAGCGCAGGATACAAAGGCGACTCAGGAGACATAGTTTGCAGAAGCTGTGTCAGCTGGGTAATTTCGTATTCTCTAGCAATAATACCAAGAGTTGACGTAGCGTTGAACTTGTAGTCAGCTACGGGGTAATGCTCTGGGTCAAACTGCATATACCTATGTGCCGCTTTGGTTACAAAAGGCAGCAAGAAAGACTGCTGGAAGTTAATCAGGGTACGCTTGTGGCGCTTAATGATAGCGCCCAGAGACATACTTATGCCTGCTGCTGTTGCTTCTCCGTTAACCTGCCCAGCAATGCCTGCGGAGTCAACGGCTCCTGTAGCCTGCTGTACCATCTGCTGTAACGCTTGAGCTTGTGCAAAAGTAATTTGACCAACTTGCCCAAAGTTGAACGGTTGCAATAC